GATGCCGTTCCACGCCGCGCCGATGGACTTTTTGCGTAGGAGCATAAAGGCCACGTCCTCGTCGGTCCCGCCGTCCACGTCGACATAAACGCTATGCGGGACCAAGGTCACGCCCTCGATGACAATATCCGCGTTAGTGACATTCTCGCGGAACACCGCCGAACGGACGCCCTCAACGGTGCGCAGGCCGGACATGATGGCCTCGGGCAAGGTGACGCCCTGCAGCGCCAAGGTCTGGCGTCGGCGGATGCGGGAGGCGATGTCGCTCTCCTCGTCACGCCCAACCTCGGCGGCGCTGGGATTGCTCACGGTTTCCCATCCGAGCACGCCGGTGACGATCTGATTTAGCGCCCCGATCGGGGCGGCCACGCTGCCGAGGACGATGGACTGGAAAATGCCAACGCCCGAGCCGCCGGTCAAAACAACCGAGCTCAAGAGCGCGAACTGTGCGCCCTCCACCCCGACGCTTGCCAGAGAACCCGCAGGCACGATGGTGCCGGGGACGCCGGTTAGGAGCACCCCGCGCACGATGGACGGCGTGGCCGCCACCCGCTGGCCGCCGGTGAGCGCCCAGATCGCATCGAGGAACACGCCGCCGGCAATGTTGGGGTTGATCTGGTTGGCCAGGTCGGCGTTGTTGCGGACGACCCGATCGCGCGCCAAGGTCTCCCCGGTGATAAGCAGGCCCTGGGGCGTCTCGGGCGAGGTGTCCAAGTCGTTGCCAAAGGCCTCGCGGAACTCCGCCTCCACGGCGTTGCGGAGGTCGGCGGTGTCGGGCAGGATGACGCCGGTTTGGGTCAGATATTCGTATTCAACCATTTACCACACCAGCCCCATAAATTGTGACGATCTCCGCCCGGTACTGCATGGCGTCCCCGACTTGGTTGGCCTCAAGCGAGGCGATGGTTTCAACCCCGGGGATGCGCGCCACCCGCACCCTAAAGGCCGCCTCGAAAGCCGCGGACGTTGGGTTGCCGGACCAGATGGTCTCAAAGTACGGCATGCCCTCGGTCTTGGCAAATACCATCTCCCCAAGGATTGCCTGGGCGGCATGCTTGGCGACATTGAGCACCGCCTGCAGATCGGTGACAATGGCGAGGTTGCGACCCTGGATAAAAAGATCGTTGGTCTCGTCGGTCGCAAAGCTACGCATTGGGCGCCCCCGAATTTCCGCCGCCCGGCTGCACATCCTTATGGGTGTGGGTATCACCGATATTGATGCCGTTATGCTTTACCATGCCCCCGGTCTGTTCAAGCCCCGCAGAGGTCAAAGACCATTCCACACCCCCAACGTTGAAATAAAACCCACTATCATCAAAGGCCAAAAAGGTGCTGCCGCCGTTGACCCCGATGACCACGCGGTCCCCCTGCCCTGCGGGGGCGTCCCCATTGCTCATGGCGTCGGGCATGAATAGACCGTCTTGAAACGAATGCATGCGGCGGGTGTTGGGGGCGCTGGGGTTGTCAAGGTCCTGTTGAAAGATGGAAGTGTCCCGGTCGGCCGCCAAAATCCAGCCCTTGTCACCGGGCTTGATCGGCAGCGAGATGGAAAAGGCGGCGTTGCCGGGCTGCTGGACGCGCACGCTTGCAATCTGCGCGCGGTCCACCTCCTCGCCATTCGACCCTTGCATTTTGATGAGGTGCTTTACCGTCGCGCGGTTGGTGGCGCGGTCATAGCTCACGACCTCCACCGGCATCATGCCGTCCACGGCCTGCATCTCTTTGCGGATGGCGTTGCGCAGGACGCCGGCCAGATCGCTATCGTCGGCGGGGTTGCGGCTGGGTGTCTGGTTGTCACTCATTGCGGGACGCCTCGATCGTATAATACCAGGGCTCGGCGCGGCTGGCCAAGTCGAAACCCACCTTATAGATCGTGTAAGAGCCGTCTAGTGCGGGGTTGAGTTCGCTGGTGAGGTCGAGCCGCCCACCCAGATCGGTCTCCAGGTCATAGAGCACGGTCACCTTGACGCCCCGCTCCGTGGCCTCGGGCACCCCGATCATGCCGGTGCTGGCGTTAACGACCTTGACCCGGTTTTTGCGAGGCTTGCCGGCGTCCTTGACCACGAGCACCTCGTCATCTTGGAAGGCGTCGACATTGCCTGCACTGGCTAGCGCCCCCACCTGCCGGAGCGCCGCGCCCGAGAATGAATAATTGGAGATGAACTTGTCCGCCGCCTCAAACTCGAGGGTTGCGCCGATGTCGTCCGCCACCTTTTGGGCGATGCTGGAAAGCTTTTCCTTGGCCGGCATGGACCGGGCGACAAGCTCACCTTTTTTGAAAGCCCCCGTCTGGGCGCGGATGGAGAGGCCGATGTCGGGCGGCTGGGTCGGGCTGGAGGATATGATTTCCCCAACGAATAGCCGGGCCGTACCCGTGGACACCCGCCCCGCTTCTACAATCACCCGCTTGGGGGTCTTGTTGGCGTTAAATGGGCTGGTCTCTGTCAGGATGTAATTGCGCACGTCCTTGGAGAGATTGAGGATCTCAATGTCACACGTGTTTTGGGTCTCGCTCCCGAACTTGGAGCCGCGCGCCGTCATGGCGAGGCCCTCAAAAGTTCGCATTTCGCCCGAGACTTCGATGCCGATGCGGAGGACACGTAGGTCTATTTTCATTTGAGCGCGTCGACCTCGGCGGCGGTGAGATAGACCAGCGACTGGGTGACGCCGAATTTGCGCCAGTCCGGCAACTCCTCGTCCAGCGTCTGCACCATAAAGTTGCCGCTCTCAAGGTAGCGATAGGGGATGATGGGCTCACCGGCCAACACGCGCACACCCGAGAGGATGCGCACGCCGTCTCGGTCAAGGTCCGCCACCATGACGCCGGTTGCCTCCTTGAGCCGCAGGACCAGCCGCTCGTTGTCGAGACGGACGGAAAGCTCCTGGTTCGCGATGGCCGATATGGGGATGGTCCTCATTGTCCAAACCATTGATAGAGGGTGGAGCCACTGCTGGCGGGCGTGTTGCCAGCCCCGGAGGCCTGATAGGACGAGGAGGCGGCAGCGGCTTGGGGTGCGGGGGTTGCGGTCGTCTGTTGCGCCCCGCGCTGCTGCGTGGACGCCTGCGCCGGGTTTTGCGTCTGGGTGGAGGAGAGCTTGGTGGACTTGGGTTGCACAAAGACCGCATGCCGCAACCGGACATTTAGCTCGATGGCGTTGAAAGACTGCGGGCGCTCCTGGTGCGGCATGGAGACAATAGCCATGCTGGGATAAACGCCGGTGCGGGTCACCACGGTGAGAAGCGTACCGGACACGAACGCCGCCTTTATGGCCGCATAAGTATTCCGGTATTCGATTTCGCCCACGACCATGCAGGGCATTTCGATCTCAAGCGGCTCGATGACGATGTGGTCCGCTATCACCGAGCCCATCTCGAGCGGGTGCTCCATGAGGCGGGCGTCCTCATAGACCGTCGCGGTGATCGGCCGAGCGAGGGCAAACAAGGGCGAGAAACCCGGGCCGAGGATGGCCACGACGTCAATGGCCGCCGTGGGCCTCAAGAGCGAGAGCCCGATATTGACGACCCCAGAGAGGATGTCGGTCAGGGCCATCTATCGGTCCACCCCGTCGTCAAAGGCCGCAGCCGTGCCGGCAAGCTCGCGGGAGAGCGCGCCACGTGCAGCCCGGGCCATCCCCTCGGCGTCCGTGGCCTGGGTGTGGACATTAACCTCACCCACGGAGACGGTGGACGTGTTGTTGACATTGGCGGGCGTGGCGAGGCCCTGGGGCGCATTGGCGGCGCCGTTGAGCATGGAGCGCCCGGTGGCAAACCCGCCCGGCGCGGACTGGCCGCCATAGGCGTTGTCGTTGCCTGGCTCGGCACCGGGTGGCTTTATCACCCCGGCACCAAAAGCCGCTCCCGCCTGCGCTGCGGGTTGCTGGTCTCGCGGCAAACCGGCGCTAGGGTTGAGCCCTGCCAAGGCCATGATAGCCGCGGCTCCGGCCCGAATATTTTCAATGAGTGTGGACACCAGATTTATAACCCCCTGCACGGCGCTTGTGAGTGCACCCGAAAAGAAACCAGCCAGAGCGGCCACGGCCTCACCGGCGCTGGCCATGCCCTCGGTGAGGAAAACGGAAAACTCGCGGACGCTTTCTCGCGAATTGCTAAGGGCGTTTAGGAAACCCTCAAATTTTTCCACCAGCCACGACCAGAAAGCCCCAATGACCTGGCGGGCGTCATCGAACTGCCCAACGAATTGGCCCCACTTCTCGCCAAGCTCGGCAAACCACTCACCCGCGCCGTCGACTTGTTCTTTGAGGTATTCCCAGAGAGCCGCAAAGCGCGCTTTTTCTCGTTCAAACTTGGCCGCAAATTCTGTCCACTGCTCGCCCAACCAGTTAAAAAGGTTGCCGATCGCGGTTATGCTCTCCCCCATCCACTCATACTTGGCCACGAGTTCCCCGATCAAGGAAGGCTGGCCGTCCAGGAAAGCGCGCACGTCCTCATAGGCGAGAGCGAAAGCTGCACCCACCAGCGCAATGGCCCCGGCGATGAGCAGAAACGGCCAAGTGGCGGCAAGGGTGGCCAGCGCGGCCTTGGCCATGGCCGGCAGGAAATACGCCGTCACCGCCCCCGCAACGCCGATAAAGAAACCCTCAACCAAGGTCTGGTTATCGGTCACCCAGTCCAGCAAGCGCCCGAGCATCTCCAAACCCGACGTGATGCCGGGGAGGAACGCAGACGCGATATTGTTGCCGACGCTGGTTAGCTGGTTGCCCAGACCGCCGAGCGCCTCATAGTATTCCCCCGTTATGCGGGCCTGCTCCTCGGTGACCACGCCCATCTCTTTTTGCGTGGTGATGAAGCGCTCCACCTCCTTGCGGCCCTTGAGCAGCAACTCGATGGTGGCGGCGTCCTCGATGCCCAGCCGCTTGATACGGGCCAGACCCTCCGCCTTGCTCACCCCCTCAAGGCTCCCCGCCAGCGCAAGCATGGCCTCGGTGGCGCCCAGCGCCTGCCCTTCGGTGTCCTTGAACGCGAGGCCCCACGCTTCAAAGTCCTTGCGTGCGCCGCTCTCGCTGTCGGCAAAGGCCTCGTTGACCTTTTCCCCGATCTTGACAAGGCTGTCGAGCGCCTGGGAGCCCTCGCCCCCAAGCTGCTGGACCGATCGCTGGAAGGCGTCAACGTCCCCGATGGTCGAGTTGAGTTTGGCCGAGAACTGGTCGAGCTCGCGGATCTGCTGGGCACGGCCCGTTGCAATGTTGGTAACCGCCCCGACCGAGAGCAGCCCCAGGAGCGGGGCCGCAGCGGCGCGGGCAACGGACATAAAGGACGTGGCCAGCCGCTTGGCGTTGGCGTCGGCGGTGGCGGTGACGGCGGAGAGGCGCCCCGTGGAGGCGGCAGCGGCGGCAGCGCTGGTTGCGGTGCCCTTGGTTGCCTTGTCCGCCCCCTTGAGGGATTTCTCCACCTTGTCTGCAGCGTCGTCAACCTTGTCCAGCCCTGCCGCCGCTTTGTCCGCATCGGATTTAAAGAGGATGTAAAAGGTTTCCAGCACGTTCATTTGGTGGTCGCCTTCTTGTGGGCCAGGTACTCATTGAAATTCTGGGTCATTATGACTTCCCACAAATCAAAGGCGTCCTCAAGGGTCAGTTCGGTTTTGAGTTCCCGGAGGCTTGCTTTGCCCGACGCAACAATGGCTCCAATGAAGGGATCAACGTTTGGGAAATCCACGTGACGGCCTTCTGGCTGATACTCTCTAAGAAACCGGAGCTCAGCCCTCCCCTGAAAAAACTACAGTTGTACTCCAACATGGCCCACTCGACCTTGGCCAGCGTCTCCCAATCCCCGACGTGGTTGTCCACGAGGGCGCGGGTGGTGAGTTGCACCGCGGCACCGTCCGCCGTCACCGCCGCGACGTGAGCCATGAGCTTGAGCATGACCTCCTCGCTCTGCTGGTACTCGCCCAGCTTTGGCATGTTGCTGATGGGATATTTGGTCACGATCTCGCGGCCGGCGATGGCCGGGAATTTGGAAATGGTGAAAGTGCGGATCTTGCCGGACGCATCGGTCAGGATAAGTTCTTTGGGCTCAAGCACGGCGGGCAATCTCCAGGGCGTCAAACATTTGGATGAACTCGGCCTCGGCCACCTCGGGCGACCAATAGCCCAGGTTGAGGCCAAGGCTTTGATTGGTGGGGTACTCCCACGCAACCGGCGGGGTCGTCATGTTCTGGAAGCTCTCGTCGCGCAGGATGTCACCATCCAGTTGCTTGACGATCGGCGGCATGGCGAAGTCAAGGCCAAAGCGGACGCACACCGCCGCCATCACCGCGTCCTCGAGCTCGGCGTACCCCGTGAGAAACCGCTTGAGCGGGCGGGGCACGTCGACCAGGTAGGCCTCGGAGGCGTCGTGCAGCAACGCCCACATTGCAACCTCCGGCCCGCTCAAGCGGTTGGCCTCGCGGGCGATATGCACGCAATGCTCGGCAACGCTATAAAAGCGGATCGAATGGCCGGCATAGCGGCACTGCATGGCCAAGGAGTGCGCGATGTCCTCGATGTGGATTTCCTCGGCGCGCGGGTCGAGCGGCCAGAACTGCCGCCCGGTAAATGTTTGCATCCAATCGCCGCGTCGGGTCATGTCAGGGCCTCATAGCGGCGTTCGCCATTGTCGCGCACCCCATCACGGTGGGACATTGGACGGCATAGGGAAACCCCCATCGGTCCCGAGCCATCCTCAACATGGATAAACCCCCACTCGTCGGTTGCCCCCATCCACGCAAATCCAGTGACGCGGTAGGTTTTGCCATTGCCGGAATGCTTGAGCCGGTCCCCCACCCACGCCCATTGAGGCACATCACCGTGGATGTCGGGGGTTGAATACGTAAGGGCGGTCTTGGGCGCCATTTGCCAGATCTCCAAAAGATTAGAGCGCCGGGGTTGTCCCGACGCCCTCAATTCATGCCCTAACTTGACGGCCCCGTCAAGACCGCGTGAAGCTCTCAAAGCTAAAGGTGTAAGGCTTTGATTGCAGGCGGCCGGCGGAGGCGACGGAGTTGCCGACGCGGCCCTGCGTGATGACACCGCCCGACCACGTGCCGGCGCCGCCGTCTGGATAAACAGCGGTGATGGTGATGAGATCGCGCGCGCCCCGCTTGCCCCGGCCCACACGGTTGGCCTCGAGCAGCACCTGCATGTTGCGGTCGTCCTCACTGTTGGGAATGAGGTTGAGCACCAGCGGCAGGGGGTTGGCGGCGGACCACGCAACCAGGTCGCCATTGACGCCCATGGCGGTCTCGGCAATGACCTGCGGCTCCACGGTCAAGCTGTCCGCGTCGTCCGCAAACTGGGTGACCGTGAAACCTGCCGGGAAGGTGTTGGAGGCAACCACGCGGACGCGGATGCCAAAGGCCGAAATGTCTTGCGTCATGCGCGGGCTCCTTAGATGAGGACGTGGGTGCCTTCAACTTTGCGGACCGCATCGTCTTTGGCGTAAATGAGGGTATAGGTGGCCTTGTACTCGACCCGGCCATCCGTGGTGGTTTCCTGCGCCATGACGCAGTTAATCCAATAGCCGAAGTCCTGCACCTGGTGCCAGGCGAGCTCGTCGTCCGTCATCTGGGTGACGTAGAGCTGCTGGAGGACAGTTAGCGACTTGCCGACGCTGATGGTCCCATTGAAAAGCGCCCGATCAATAACGCCCTGCAGGATGGCCACGATCTGGCCGGTGCCGTCGAGATTGGCCGGAACGCGCCCGACCGAGAGCAGGAGCGAGAGAATGTTGGCCGCCGCAGCGTCCTTGAGCCAAAGCTCGTTGGCATAAATGTTCTGGTCGACCAGTGCCGTGGCAAGGCCGCCCATGACGCCGCGCTGGTAAAAATTGATCTGCTGGCCGGCGGTCTGGGTGTTGCCGTAGTAGTTGACCCGCAGGGCGTCGAAGTCGTTGGACTGCGCGGTGGTCGTCACCTTGGGGGTGAGGCCCGGGAACTGCTGAAACATGTAGTTTTGGACGGCGTTGCGCTTGGTGTAGTCCGTGGCCGCCATGACGATCATGGGCGCCATTTCGTCCCACTGGGTCGCGACGGGCGCATAGGTGAGGGTCACGCCGGCAACGGTGAGCAGCGCCTGGGCCAGGCTGACCGCGTTGGTGTCGTCCACCCGCACGGTAAACATGAACTCGACATTGCGCGCGGCGTTGGCCTCGGCAAGCTCGACCACCTCCGTATCGGTGAGCGTGTCCATAAACAGGAACGAGCCGAAATTGTTGGATGCCTCGGCGCTGGCGTCGAGCGCCTCCACCGGGGTGAGGACATCGGTGCCCGGAGATAGCACGGCGGTGAGGCCCCAGCCCAGCAGCGTGGCCAACGAGCCCGACGCAACGGAGATGGGGGCGTCCTCGGCAACGGTGCCGGTGAGATTGAACGTCTGCGTCACCGCATCGTAAGCCACCAGGGCCGACGTAAACTGCGTGCCGGTCGCGGCACGGATGGCCGTCTGCAGGGTGCTCGCCACGTCCGCAAAGCTGGTTGCCGAGGTGAAGTTAAGACCGGTCAGGGCGTTGGTATTGGCGCCCATGGTCAGGTCCAACGTGCCGGCGGCAACCGCCTGGAAACTGGAGAGCGGGGCGGTGAGGCGGGCACCGTAAACGCGCGGGGCGCTGGCCGTTGCGGGGTTGCGAGCGAACTGCAACTTGCGCGGGGCGACAATGTTCTTTGAGATGAAGCTAAAATAGAACGTTGCGCGGCTGGCCTCCTCGCTGTCCGCCCCGAAATAGGCGCGGGCATCGGCGGCGTTGGTGACCTCGACAAGGCCATCTACCGGCACGCGGGGGTTATCGGTAAAGATGCGCCCGATGAGCTCGCGCTCACGGATCACATTTCCAGCGCCGACGCCCGACGTGATGTCGACATATTTCTTGATGCTGATACTCATTGCCCGGCTTCTCCTAAACGCTGGCTGCGCTGCCCTCGATGGCCTCAAGCGGGGCCGTGGTGCTGCGCCTAATTTGCACGTGACTTAGCACAATGTCAAAGGACGGGTTAGCCTCATATTGCTGGGCGTCGTTGACAAAGTAAACCGTGCGGCTGGTGTCCACACGCAAAGGCCTCACCCGCTGCACCGCGAGACGCGCCAAACCGGCGTCCCCCTGGAGGATCTCGGCGGCCATCTGCGCATAATCGGAGGCGCTTGGCTGGCCGTCAACGAGGCGCGCAAGGGCGGAGATTTGCAGCGTGGTCTCGACCCACTGGAGTTCCTCGTGCTCAAAGCTGGCCAGGTCGAGTTGCAAGCGCTCCTTGCGGCTCAACCAGCCAACACGCCGGGCGGGAATGACCATTTCCATATAGATCGTGGGGGCACTGGCCGCGCCGACCGTCACCGGGTTATTCTTTTGCAGCACCCGCACGCCGTCCGGCAACTCGGCCAGCAGCGTTGCGCGCACGAGGGCAAAAAGCTCTTGCTCACGCATTGGGCGGCACCTCCACGCAGATCACCTTTTCCCAGCCGTCTTGCTGCCACCACGCCGTCTTGCTCACGACCTGGTAGGTGCGCCCGCCATAGGTGATGCGGTCGCTGGACTGGTCGCGCTCAATCTCGCGGAACTCGGCCGGCGCAAAAAAGGTCACATAATTGCGGGTCCAGTCGAGCCCAAGCTGTTGGAGGAGGCTGGTGTCGACGGGCTGCAGGCTCCCCGAGATCGTCACGGGGTCGGCCCAGGTCGGACGCTCCACACCGGCGGTTGTCGTGGTCATGCCGATATAGCGAGACCACTGGACGCTCTGCTGGCCAATGACGCCCAGCGCCATGGCGAGGAGGTTGGAGCCGGGGACAATCATGCGGTGCGCTCCACCTTGCCAGTCACGGATTGCAGCATCTGGCCACTGTCAACCAGCGGTTTGTCGAAACCCTTGCGCTTGATCGTCATGGGTTTGAGGGCTGGGGAGGTCACCGCGCGGATGGCTTTGCCGACATCGCCCGCCGCCTTGAGCGTCACGGCGTCCAGGACCGCCTCGGGCGACACGCTGCCATTGAGGGCGGCCTTGGCACCCTGCCCTAGCAAGTCCATCCAGGAGGCACCGTATTGGGCCACCGCGGGGCGCATGAATGGGCGGGCGGGGACGGGGCCGGCGCCGTGCTCGTGGATGGTGGCGACATAGGCCACCGGCGTGCCGTCCTTGTAGGTGGCGCTCTCAAACCAACCGACCTTGCCCTCCAGCCCCTCGAGGCCGTCAAGCGCGGCTATAGCCTTGGAGATGCTGGCCGGGCCGCGCTCCCTGCGCACGCTCATGGCAGAAAGTTCCCGCCGACCTTGCGGAACGCGCGGCGCTCGGGGCGCCCGCCGATATAAAGGCCGCCAGCCGATTTGATGGAGAGGAACGCCCAAAGCTGCATCCCGTAGGGAGTGGACGCGAGCCAATACTGCCAGCCGCTCTTGGTGGTTGGCGCGGCAAGCTGCACGCTCACCTTGTCGATCGTGGCGCCGGTGACCACACCGGTGACGCCGCCCCCGCCAGACCCGCCGCTGCCCGATATAAGGGCCAGTTTCATTTGGTGGGCGGTGAGCAGGTTTAGGCCGTTGAGAAGCGCAGGCCCCCGCAGCGCCCATCCGTCAAAGTCGCCCATGGTAGCGACGGCAACGCCCCACTGGGCGGTGATGTAGGCATCGGGGAACGCGGTAACGTTGGCAAATTCGGGGTAGAGCAGCCGAAAGGTCGGGATGTCTAGGACTTGTTGGGCCATCTCAACCTCAAAAGCAAACCGCCCGCAGTGTATGGCTGCGGGCGGGATAAGGCAATACCGGGGCTACTAAGCGCGGCGGCTGCTGCCCTGCGGCTTGGGGGCCTGGTTGGGCTTGTTGGTCTCATCGTCAGGTTTGGCAATGACCGGCTGCTGGTCTGCGTTGAAATCGGCGTCCACAAGGGGCGCGGACTGGTCGCGGCTTTCCATATCGGCGGCGGCCTTTTCGCCGTCCTGCTTTTTGTCGGAGACCTTGATAAACCCATTATCCTTGTGGAGGCGGAACACGGGGTTGAGCTCGAGCGCGGCAAGCTGCTCCTCGGTCACCGGCGTGATGACGGCGCCGTCTGGGGTGCGCATGTACTTGTCGGGGATATTGGCGCCGCCCTGAATAACGATCGGCTCACCGGAGACGGGGACATCGCCGCCGCCCTGGGAGTAGTTGTCGTAATTCACGGATGCGGCGAGAGTGGAATAGACATACATTTTCTTGGACACGGGTGCCTCCTCGGCGTTGGGTGGTC